CCAGCAAGTGGAAAATCAAGTTTAATAAAAACTTTACTTTATGGAACTAAAGAAAGTAATTTATATAATAATGTATTTAATAGTGTATATTATATTAGTCCAAGTTTAACTATGGATTTAAAACTTCCTGAAGAAAAATTAATTAGTCTTGGTGATAATGATGATTTAGCTGGAATAATTGAAGAAATCATAGAAAATGAAAAAGATGAAGGAAGCGAAGATGACCCTCATAGAGTAGCTATTTTTCTTGATGACGCTGTTGCTTGGATTAATGGTGATAAAGCAAGTATGAGAATTTTCAAAAAAATATGTTTTAATGGTAGGCATATTTTAGGAAAATATAGTTCTTTACAGACTTTTATAGTTTCACAAAAAATCAAAAGTATTCCTTTACAAATTAGATCACAATTAAATCAAGTATGGTTTTTTGATAGCACCCAAAAAGAAAAAGAAGTTTTTGCTGATGAATTTTTACCACTTGATTTAAAAGAGGCAGAATTGTTATACGACTATGTTTTTGATGAACCACATAATTTTATGTTTGTTAATTTACAACTTCCTAAAAATAAAAGAATATTTAAAAATTTTAATCAACTTGAAATTATAAATAAAAATTGATTATTTATATAAAAAATCTAAAAATAAAAATATAATATAAATATATAATGGATTTACAAAAAATCATAAAACAAAATAAACCAAATGCTAGTGATGTAAGTATTAAAACTTATATTGCTAATTTACATATTTTACATAAATTAATCAACGGTCATAGGGAAATTAAAAATCTTGATTTTCTTAAAAATTATGATAAAGTATTAGATGCTTTAAATCAAAAAGCTAAATCAACATTAAAAAATTATTTAGTTGCTGTTGTTGTCGCTATACAAAATCATAAAGATTTTGAAAAAGTTTTAGAAAAATATAATAATAAAATCAAAAATTTACAAGAAAATATTATGGATAATTATGAAAATCAAGAAAAATCAAAACAACAAAATGAAAATTGGCTTGATTATAATGATATATTAAAACTTTTAAAAACTTTAAAAAAAGATACTAAACCTTATTTAGAAGCAGACCCTAATAAATTAACTAATAAACAAAAAATATTAATTCAGCAATATTTACTTTTATATTTATATTCAGGTGTTGCATTCCCTGTGATTAGAAATGATTTTGCTGAAATGAAAGTTTTATCAAAAGATACTAAAACCGATCCTGATAAAAATTATTTGATTTTAAATAAAAGTAAATCATATTTTAAATTAAATGAATATAAAACAAAAAAATATAGTGGTGAAAAAATCATAGAATTTAAAGATCGTGTTTTAAAAAAATTAATCAAAGATTGGTTAGATATTACTAATAGTGATTATTTATTAATTAATGTTAAAGATAATACACCCATGACTGCTAATGGTATAACTAAAAATTTAAATAGTTTATTTGAAAATTATAAAGGTAAAACTGTTTCTACTAGTTTATTAAGAAGTATATATATTAGTCATAAATATAACGATACGGATATGACTTTAAAAGAAAAAAAAGAATTAGGTAAAGATATGCTACATTCTAAATCAACCGCAGAAACTATTTATCATAAATTAGATTAATATGCTTTTGTAAAAGCAAAGGCAAAACATTTTTGATAAAACTTTTTTTAAAAGTTTAAAATATAATATTATATATATAATGGATTATAGTCAAATAACTAAATTAATTGAACCTATAAAATCTAAATCACAAATACAAAATAAAATTGGAAATAGAAATCCTAAAATAGAAAAAGGTATTAAATCAAGTATGTTTCAAAATTTAAAAGGAATAAAAAATAATAAAATATATGTTAAAAATAATTTTGATTTAAATAATTTTATTTGATAAAGTTATATGTCTTTTTATTATTCATGGGTTTATCCTGAAGAATATGATTTTGCTAAAATTCAATTAGACTTTTATATAAGTAAAAGAAATCATATACAAAATGATAATACATTAAATGAAAATGTTAAAGTCTTAAAATTAAAAAGACTAAATTTTATTATTGATTGTATTAATTACAGTTATGGTATATTTTGATTTAAACAAACTTTAAAAAGTTTAAATCAAACATTTTTGATATTACTTTTTTTAAAAAGTATGATTTAAACTTTTTTAATTTATAAATATATATGAAATTAATAGTAAAAAAAATAATCACAAAAAATAAAAAACGAAAAGTCAGATTGAATAAAGATGTTGAAAAAGAACACCCTGAAAAAACTGATTTAATTGAGGACGAATTAAATTCAAAAGAATTACCTATGAGATTTTTAAATTAAATTTTAAATATATTATAAAATATAATGATTAAAAAGTGTAAAATTAGCGGTAATGATTTTGTTTCTAATAATGGAGAAGATATATGTCCTCAATATTATAAAGCATATAAATTAGGATATGAAGATGGCAAAAAAGAAGTAGAAAATAAATCACAAACTTTAGAAAACTTACAAACCAAAATTGTAAATCAAATTGAAGTTGAAGAAAAATAAAAAAATATTTTTTTCTATTTATATAAGTTTTTTTTTTATAAGTTTATGTTTATGATTTAAAAAGATATTTATAATTTATATATATATGTATATTTGTGGAATTGTATATAAAATTGTATATAAATATAATACTAATATTGTATATATAGGTTCTACATTTAAAACATTACAAAAAAGACTACAAAAACATAAATTACAATATAAATATTATAAATCAGGTATATATAAATCACACTACAGAATATATGATTATTTTGATAAATATGGAACTAATGATTTTTTGATTTTTTGTTTAAAAGTATATAAAATTCATAATATAGATAAATATAATAATAAATTACAATTACAAGCTTACGAACAATTATGGATTAGTAAAGAAAGGTATAATAAAAAAAAATATTTATTAAATGTTTGTTGTTCTTTTAATCCAGCTACTAAATTATTAAAAAATAAACCTATTTTATGTAAAATTTGTAATAAGATAATGAAAAATGAAAATTATTTAAAACATACAAAATCTTTAAAACATTTAAAATGTTTATATTATAAAAAGGTATATGATGAAAAAGAAAAAAAAGAAAATCACGATGAAATACATTCTTGAAGAAATTGAATTACTTAATGTTATGTTAGATCAAATTGATAAGGCACACGGGTTTAATCCTGAAATTAAAAAAAAAGTTAAGAATGACTATTTCCAACAAGAAATAGCACCTTTGATCCATGTTTTTAAAACTAAATAATTATACTAATCAAAAATGTTTGATTTAAACTACTATCTTTTTGATTTTACTTTTTTCTAAAAAGTATTTTTAAAGTTTATTTATATATATAAATAAATTATTTAAAAAATATTTTATATTAATATATAATAGTAAATATGCCATCAAAATTATATTGTTGTAAATTAGATAAATATTTTGATAATCAAGAAGAACAAAAAATATATATGAAAGAAAAAGAAAAGAAAAGGGTTAAAATTATTTATTGGAAGAAAAATTTTAAATATAATGTTAGTGAAGAAGATTATGAAGATTTTTGTAAAATAAGTAAATTTGCTAAAAAATTATATGATATTCATGATTTTATTATCACATATAAACCACATACATATAAACCTAAAAATCGTGAAGAACTTGATTTTTATACACAACATCAAAAAATCATAAAAAAAGCTGAACCACACTTAAATTATATTAAAACATTACAAAAAATTTAATTTTTTAACCAGAGGTTTTCATTAGGTATATTCATTTTATAACATAAATATTTACTTAAAAAATTTTTTTAAAATTGATTTTTTTTTATTTTAAATTAAGTCAATAAAATAAACTAATATGGATATTCAAGCATCAAATAATATAAATATTAAAGATATTTTAAATAATTATCTATGTATAGAAAAAAATAGATTTTCATATTGTGAAGTATGTGATAAAAAAAAAAAGAATGTTAAATGGTTTGATAATCCACTACCTTTTTATAAAAATAAGAAATATTCTATTTGTAGAAAGTGTGAATATAATTTAAAGTAAAAATGTTATAATAAATTATTAAAAAATTTAATTTTTTAACCAGAGGTTTTCATTAGGTATATTCATTTTATAACATACATAACTACAATAAAACGCAGGTTGTCTTTTACAATTAATCATGATTTTTTTTTTATCGTCATATTCTTCAAAACAAATTTTTCCGTGTGGAATTACAATTTGTAAATCCTTGATTTTTTCACCAAAAATTGTTCTCATATAATTTGTAAATAAATTTGTTGTATTCATTACAATTATAAATGGTTTATCTAGTTCTACTAATTTTTTTAATATTGCTGTTTTTAATTTTGTTTCAAACGGTGGATTTGTTATACATATATCATATTCTGGAATTTTACAATTTAACATATCTGATTTTGTATCACCTACAACTTTATAACCTAATTCTTTCCAATATTCCATAGATTTTGAAGGACTATTTAGCATACAACTTTCCCAAATTACTTTATCTTTTGGTATTAAATGACTTATATTTTTCCACATATCTTTTTGTGTATAATATTCATTATTCACTTCAAAAGTAGGACATCGTGATAAATCACACATATATTATATTAGTTTTTTTATTTTAAATATTTACTTAAAAAATTTTTTCAAAATTGATTTTTCTTTTTTTTTTAATAAACCTATGGAAGTTTATAAAATCAAAGATTTCAATAAAGAGGATATTGATAATATGGTTAAAATAATCACTAAAGAAAAAGAAAAGTTTGAACTTAAACATACTAATACCCCATTTAAATATAGAAGTCCTAGATTAAAACTTGATTATTGTTATTTTTGTTTTAGATTTATTCATTTGGGTTCTGGTAGTTGGGTTTTGGGGTTTGTTATAATTAATGACATATTTTATAAACCAGAACCTTATCATAATGAATATTTAGATTATGATTATTTTGAAAGTAAAACACTAAAAGAATTAATTGTAAAATATATAAATAATTCATATTATTATGATAAACATTCTAACGAAATATGTAGATATGAAAAATATGAAGAAAATCAATTAGTTAGAAAATTGTTTCCTACTAATATTGAGTGTTCTGTTTGTTATGATAGTTTATCAGGTGATTATAAAACAAAATGTAATCATCATTTATGTTTAGAATGTTATCATAAATTACAAGGTAAAAAATTATGTCCTTTATGTAAAAAATGTTTATGTTGTGGTGGTATAGAAAATGACTGTAGTGATGATGACGAAGATTAAATTTTTATATACTTTTTGATATTACTTTTTCCTAAAAAGTATGATTTAAATATTTATTAAAAAATTTTTTTTCGGCGGATAAAATTGATTTTTATTTATTTGTATATAACTCACTAAAACAAACAATATGCCTACCAATAATAATAAATCTATTGAAGACCTAACTATTGAAAATGCTTCTATTAAAAAAAATTATAATTTTATGAAGAAGGATAAGGAGAAATATGAACTAGCATTTTGGAATTCTTTTAATTTTATATTAGCAACTAAAAATGAAGATTTAATTTATGATTATCTTGTATCTGTTAATGCTAATATTAAAATATCATATTATGTAGAAATTGGTGATTACACTAACAAGCAAGGAAAAACTCATAAAGCGTATATTACTGAATATGGAAGATATGCTGGTAAGGTAGAAAAAAATAAACCTGTTCCTACTTGTGAATATCATGAAAATTTTAAAGATGTTTATGGGTATTTAAATTTTAATAAGGAAACAGGTAGATATGAAATTATTGGTGATAGGTGGAAAACAAAAAATAATAAATATTTAAAATTAGCAGATAATAAAATATCTTACTCACTTAACTTAAATAAATAAATAATTAAAATATTTAATATTATTACATTATAAAAATTATATTTTTTATTAGTTCAAGTTTTGATATATTATTTTCAAACAGTTCAAAATAAAATTTTTCCATTCTAAAATTGATTTTGCTTTTTTTTTTACAACGCCCTAAAAGGATATATCAAAATGAGAACTGAAACATCTTATGATATTGAAAATATCCAAGATCATATTATTCAAATTTATAATAACAAATTAAAAGAAGTAATCCGTGATTATCTAAATGATAATGATTACTATGAAATAAAAAAAAATACTTGGCATGATTTATTAGAAACTATTTTACAAGAATTATTCAATACTGAAACTTGTAATATTTTACATTATCATGGTTATGATTATGATATGGATAAAAGAACATTATTCCTTATGCTTACACATATTAAAGAAATGTCATTTGATATGTCTGGTGATAATAATATATTTACTGATATGTTTGATGTGAATTTTATAAGTCATTTAGAAGCAAAAATTATTAATTTATATTGTTATTTATATTCTGAAGAAAATTGTTCTGTATCACCTGAAGATGAAGATACAATAAAATATCATAAAATGTTAATAAATATACAAAAAATAGAAAATAATCAACAAAAACATAAAAAGTTAATCCATCTGTTTAATAGATATAATAATTTTGATAAACAAAAAAAAACTATTATCAAAATACTAGATGAAAAATTTAATCAAGATATTATACAAAATATTATTAGTGCTTATTAAAACCTTTTGAAAAAGGTTAGTCCAAAACATTTTTGATAAAACTTTTTTCTAAAAAGTTTAATTTAAATATTTATTAAAAAATTTTTTTTCGGCGGATAAAATTGATTTTTATTTATTTGTATATAACTCACTAAAAACACAGCTAGTATGTCCTTATCCTGTCTTAATAACGATATGTTAATTAAAATTATTCAAACTATTACAGAAGAAAAAAATAACGAAATTAAAAAACTTGAAGAAAAATTAAAAACTGCTGATAATAATATTTATCAATATCAAGAAGCATTATTAAGAACAGGTCATGAATTTTATAATTGTTGGAATTGTAAAAATTGTATAATTGACCTTGACGAGGAAGATTTTGAAGAAGATTGTTTTCAAATAAGGGATGATCAATATATTTGTTGTAATTGTATGGAAAAAATAAATAATAATGTTGATATACAAAATGAAATTATGGAAAAATTTACAGAATATACAGTTAGAGTTAGTAATCAACGTTATTGGAATAATAATATGAATTTAACATATAAAACTTATGAAGAAATACCTATGTGCTATAAAAAATCTAATATGTGTATTGAGAAGGAGTATTATACTGACTGGGAAAAATTTAAACAAGACGAAAAACCTGAAAAAAAAATTATGAATGGTGATAAAAAATATTCTATTAAACATTCAAAAATGTTAGAAGAATTAGACGAAGTAGTTGATATGAATGAGATTTATTTTCTATTTAAAAAAAAATTTGAAGAAGGAGAACAGCGTATTTATAAAATGTATCCTATTAAAACATTATTAAATGTTAATTGGTGTAGTCCTAAAAAATGTGAGGCAAGAGGTATGATTGGAAGAAGCTGGTGGAAATTATTGGGATATAATTCTGCTTGTGATTGTGCTTATAAGAGTATAACAGAAAAATATAAAAAAAAACATTATTCAAGAAATTAAATTTTTATTAGTTATGATTTTGATATATATTTTTAAAAAATATAAAAAAAATTTTTTTTCGGCGGATAAAATTGATTTTGCATTTTTTTTTAATAACGCCATAAAACAAATATGAGAACAACAGAAGAACTAATTAAACTTACTAATTCTTTATCTAATGATGATTTAAAGTTTATTATTAATGCTTTTAGTGAAAGAATTTGTGTATATGCTGGATCTTATAAAAATCATGCGATTAGTTTTGGAAGAGTAGAATGCACTTCTAATGGTTGTATGATACAAATTAATTATGCTGATTTAGGACAAGATACATTTGATATAAAAAAACTAATTAAAAGTGCTGATGAATATAATTCTAGTCATATAGAGTTTAATCAAAACGCACTTGATAATATATTATCGCAAGAAAATTTAGATTGGAGTTTTGATGAACCTGATGGATCATATTGTAAAGTTTATATATTTGAAAATAAAGATAGTGAAAATGAAGATGAAGATGAAGATTAAATATTTATTAATTTATGTATTTGATTTAAATATTATATAAAATATTTTTTTTCGGCGGATAAAATTGATTTTTATTTATTTGTATATAATTCACTAAAGACACATTAAGTATGTTGTGTATTACATCCAATCAAGATGATATTAATGATAATATTTATGAAATTTTTGTTGAATGTTTATTAAATGAATATATTAATATTATTAATGATGATAATTGGTTATATTTTTCTGATGAAGATGATTTTGATGATTATTTAGATATGGGTTTTATTCCAGAATATTTTAATAATAGTTGTTATAATATTTTAGAAAAACATAATAAATCTTATACATTAGATTATAAAACAATTATTAGCTGTATAAAATGGATTAAGCGATGGGCGGTAGATGAGTATGGTTGGGTAGGTGATTTTAATAGTATGTTTAATGAAAATGTAAATAGTGAAACAGAAATTATTAATAGTTATGCTTATTGGTTTGCTAGAAAAACTTGGTTTGATATATATGAGCATCAAATAAATGATAAATGGTCAATTATAAAAATATATAGAAATATTGCTAAATATAATTTTCATAAAAATAAACATAATAAGTTAATTAATTTATATGATATTTACTAATAATTAGACAATTGTGATAGTTAGATAGTTATTTTAAATTGAAATTTAAATATGAATATAGAAAATAATACATAAATATTTTGTTTTTTTATATAATATATATAAGAATTTTTTGACCTAAATTTATTAAAACTATATATATTTTATCATATAATAAGTAATTGTCTTATAATTTATAAGTATATGCTTGATTATCTGATTAAATTACATTCATAGTTAGATTTATTTAATCACTATCGCTTTCAACTAATAAATTTGTATTATCTAATAAATCTTTTACTTGATAATGTGTAGTATCAATTATATAAATAATATATGGATTTTTTGTTTTTTTTATACAATCTTTATACTTTTTCCCTAATCTAAAACCCAATTTAGTTTGGGACATAGCTTCTAATCCAGCATTAGCACAATATTCAATATATTCTTTATATAAATTTTTAGCAGATTTTCTTATAATTGATTTATTTGGATCATAATAATTATTAACAAACTCTTTAAAGAATAATTCTTCAGCAGGTGTAAAATATTCAATTAATTCTTGTTGAACTTGTGTGATTGGTAATCGTGATTTAGCTTCAGCAGGTGTAATAAAAACATTATCACGATTAATTAAAAAGTTATAAAATGTTTTTTGAACTTTTTTATCATTAACTAAAGAAGCTAATTTATTAAAATAATCAATATTATCTTTCATAGCATCAGAACCTTCTATTAATAATATTCTTCTATCATTAGAAGTAATTTTAATAGGAATATCATTATTAGTAGTAGCAATAAATCTATGATAAGATATTTCTTGTCTTAATTTAGTGCCTTTATCATTTATACTAATTGTATTATCTGTGATTAAACTTTTAAATTTACCTTCAAGACCTTTAGTAGCAAGAAAATCAAGTTCAGCAAGTTCCATAAATATCTTACCACTCATTAAAGGATTAAATGAACCAAATATTTCATCTTTAGCATTATTTGTAAAACCACATTTATCATTTCCAATCATATTTTTAATCATATCTAAAATCATACTTTTTCCTGTTCCAGTATTTCCTTGAAATATAGGGAAAATACCAATTTTTTCTTCAGGATATAAAAATAAATGAGCGAACCAATCTAACATATATTCATAAACTTCTAAATCACAACCACAAATTAATTTAATATGATTTAAAATAACTTGTAAATCATCATCACTACAATATTCATTATCATATTTTTCAACAGCAAAACCATTCCATAAATTATAACAACTAGAAGGACATAAATAAGGATTAGGGTAAAAATCACAATTTTCATACTGTAATATTTCTTCACAAGAAAGCCACATAGGCATAAATGGAATTTTTTTAAGATT